AAGAGCGGCAAGAATGGGTGGCGGAGGAAAGGACACCTTCGAGTTTGGTGGTAAAAAATACCATTCTTTCACAAAAGATGATTTTGCACAAGGGTTAGGCTCAGGATACAATCCTGCAGCCAAAAAATCAATGCAAGTTCCTGCAGAATCTACAAAATCCATTCCGGCAACACCAATTACTACTAAGCAACCCGTAACAAACGCACAAACAGCTCGATCTTCAATTTTTCAAAAAGCCATGGACGATTCAAGAGCGACAAAAGATAAAATTGCCCCTGATGAGAATTTCTACAAGCCCGATGCCATCAACCCTTATATTGCCAAAGAGCTTGGGGTAGCTAAACCAATACAGGACCGACAGTCCTTCAAAGAAAATGCAATTACACCATATAGAACAAGCAGTCCGGATACTAGTTATAATCCAAATGCAGGAAAAGATAAACGATTTACACCAAACTCATCGGCTCTTGAAGCGGCACCCGTTTCGCCTCAAAATACAAGACGGTTGGGTAAAGAGGTAGGATAAAATATGATAACAAATAAGAAAAAAAATAAAGATAACAATAGAGAAGAATTTAGAAAGTACTTCTTGAAATTAAACAAGAAACTTAACCTAAATAAATCTTTAGAAGAAGTAATTTGGATACATCTTAAAACAATTCAGCATGACAAAAAAGAATTGTTTGATAAAGGTGTTGAAAATTTTGGATACAAATTAATTTAATATAAAGGAGAATAATTATGGCACAGCGCCTAACCACGAGTTTCGTAAACACCAACACTCCCGGTGCTTACCCAAGTGTCACTGTTAAGTCAACCCCTGTAGGTATTTCCAGTACGGGAGATATTGTTATTATCGGAGAAGCGGAGGGTGGTGCTGATTATACAGAAGAAGTCTTAAAAGACAATTTTTTTACTCCTACTCAATTAACAAGAGTAAGAGCTAAATATTTAAAAGGTCCAATTGTTGACGCTATGGCAGCGCTTATTTCTCCAAGTAATGATACTAACATTCAGGGATCTATTAGCAAAGTATATATTGTTAAAACTAATGGCGGATCAAAAGCGGAAATAGATATGCCCGCTTCTCCATCAGGGGTTTACGGTACTTTAAAAGACAAAAATTTTGGAGTTGATGGAAATAAATACTTTTTTAAAGTAACTCAAGTAGAGTCTGAAATTGCTCCTTCTATTACAGGGAATAGCCTAGCTCCTTTTACTGCTGTAAATTTTGACGGTCTTTCCTTCTCGGTAAGATTGAATGGCGGATCAGAAGCAACGGTCACACTAGGTACTGGTACTCATGCCTCTCTTGCTGCTCTTGCTTCAGAAATCGACGGTCTTTTACCAGCTGGAATGAGTTGTGTCGCAGTTCCTGCTAGTACATCTCTTGCCATTTCTGTTGATTTGGATTCAAACGCAAATGGAAAAGGCTTTGGTAAATCTTTTGAGTTTATTGATTCTACTGCAGGAGATCTCGCAGTTCTAGGTTTTGATGAAGAGCTTATTGTTTCTTCTCAAGAACCAGAAGTTCAGGTGGCTATTAATAGACAAGATACAAATACTAATGAATCTTTTTTAATAGAAGCTCAGGTAGCTTTATCTGTAGGGTATGATGGCACTTCTGCAACCCTATCTATTTCTGGCGGAAATCTTACAACAACTGTAGTGGGCGGATCAGGATCTGATTTAAATATTGCTTTAAGCGAATTTACAACCATGTCAGATCTTGCTGCTTTTATTAACTCTCAAGAAGGATACTCTGCTTCTTCGGTTTCTTCTTCTAACAATTTAAGCCCTCTCAAATTAGATGAAGTAGCTGCGATTGGCATTGCCACATCGGGAGGATTTGAAGCTGGAAGAATTAAAAGATCGCTTCATAATTTTAAAACAAAAATTGCAGAATCTTCTGTTCTTGATTTTGAAGCAACTGCAACTAAAGGTTTACCGGCTGAAATGGCTGCTTCTCAGTTTTTAGCAGGGGGATTAAAAGGAGCTACTACATCAGCTGATATTGCAAACTGTATTCCTGCTCTTGAAGGTATTAAAGTTAATTTTGTAATTCCTTTATTTTCTAGAGATTTTTCAGAAGACATTGCAGATGGCTTGACAGATTCTGCTTCTACTTATACAATTGATGCAATTAATGCGCTTGTAAAATCTCATGTTCTAGCTATGTCAACGCCTAAAATGAAGAGAAACAGAATAGCAATGCTTAGTAAACAAGCTAGTTATTCAGCAGTTAAAGCTGCGGCTGCTTCTTTAACTAATTTTAGAGCTACCATGTTTTTTCAACCATCAAGCCAGGTTAATTCTCTTGGTAATGTTACAGACTATCAGCCATGGCATACTGCTTGTATTGCTGCTGGCATGCAATCTGCAGGATTTTATAAATCTTTAACTAATAAATTTGCTAATGTTATTAGCTTTAAAGATCCTGTAGGGTTTGATTCAGGAAATCCCGGTGATGTTGAAGACGCAATTGATGCTGGACTATTCTTTATGCAACAAGAAACCGCTGGTAATAAATGGGTAGTAGATCAAACTACTTACGGATTTGATACAAATTTTGTATATAATTCTTTACAAGCTGTTTATATGGCAGATGTTCTTGCTATTCAGCTTTCTGATTCTCTTCAAAAGTTCATAGTAGGACAATCACTTGCTGATGTTACTTCTGCCGGTGTTGTTGCTTTTATTTCTAAAAAAATGGAAGAATACAGAAAACTTAAAATTATTGGAGCTTCTGACGACGCTCCTTTGGGATATAAAAATGTTGTAGTTACAATCAATGGTCCGATAGCTGAAGTTAAGCTTGAAGCCAAACTTGCAACAGCAATATTGTTTATACCAATTGAGCTTGAATTGAGCCAAATACAATCAAGTACATCGGCATAATTTAAAAAAATATAAGGAGAAAATAAAATGAGTAATACAATGACTGGCGCACGAGCCAGAGTTAAAGTAGCAGGACAATACATCGGTGTTTTTGATAGCTGTTCTTATGGTGGAAACATAGGAACTGAACCAATACACACATTGGGTAGATATTCTCCAGCTGAAATTTCTGTAACAAGTTATGAAGCTGTATCAGTATCATGCTCTGGTTTTAGAATCATAGATCAAGGAGTTCACACACTTCCAGCTGCTCCTAAGTTACAAGATCTTTTAAATTTTGAATCTATTCAGTTAGAAGTAGAGGATAGAAAAACAGGAAAAACTATTGCAATAGTTAAAAACTGTGTTCCGTCCAACTGGGGCGAAAACCAGCAAGCAAAGGGGACTACAAGATTTAACATCACATACGTAGGAACAGTCCTTAGTGACGAATCAGGTGATCAGGATGAATCATCTAATGCTTCTACTTTCCCTTAAAAAACAGATAATTATATAATTATTTTTTAAAAAAGGAAACATTTAGTTTCCTTTTTTTATTTTGTGATAATATAATGTCATGGATGATAATAAAAGAAACTGTATATTTACAGACCTTCCCGCAACAGCCAAAATAACTCTCTCCTCCTCTAAGCATAGCTGGACAAAATCTGTCCCATGTACCAAAGAATTTTTAGAATCTAAAAAAATTAACAAACTAACAGACATAGAATTTAAGCTGGTTGAATTGTTTTATTTAAAAGAAGCAGCTATTTTAAGAGCAGAATATCTTGACAATAAAATGAAAGAAATTAGAAAAATGCTTAATTTTGATAATTATGCTAAGATAACTTTACAAGATGTTGAAATAATTGAAATTAATTTAGAAAAGGCCGAAGAGTTGACAAACATAGAAGAACCTGTTAAAATAATCATAAATAGCAAAAACATTTGGGAATAAATGAAAAAAGATAGCTTAATTTATGAATATGAAATAGATGATGATGAAAATGAAGGTATTGTTTTTTTAAAAAATTGTTATCTTTTTAATAAAAAAAAATTTTTGTTTCATGCTGATTTTTATGATATTTTTAAGGGAATTGATAATGATAATGATGAATTTTCTATTGTTAGAATCGGTATAAATAAAAAAGTCAAACTGGTCAGGCCAAAAGGAAAACATGGAAGATAATTCAGGCAAATTTAAAATTATTAGATCTACAAAATTAGAGGACATTAACGATGGCATTATTAAAGAATTGCCTGAATCAGATTTATGTATTCAGACCAGTTCTCATATTGTTCAATATAAATACACAGACGAAGAAGATGAAAACAAAGGCAAATTTGTTATTAAACCGGGAATATGGACTATTGCAAATATAGGAGGAATGTTGCGTCTTAAAAAATTAGAATTAAAAATTCATAATTTACTAGAGACAGCTACTAACAGTGCTTTGATTCAAAAAGAAGCAAGAATTTTTTTTGATAAATTAGATATTTATAAAAAGTTTAAAAAAGAGCCTAAAAGATCTATCCTGCTGTACTCTCAACCAGGTATGGGTAAATCCTCTACTATAGCTAAAATTAGTAATGACTTTCTTCAAGAAGATGAAGGCACTGTCATTATTTTTTGGGATACGTCAGATATCGGGTCAAGCGCAGTCAGTAAATTTTTGGCCACAGGAAGTAAGTTTTCTAATAAATGTACCAGAATGTTTTTCATCATGGAAGATATTGGTGGAGGAAATGCGGAAGACTATCACGGCCCTCGGACAGCGGATTCAAGTCTTCTAGAGCTTTTAGACGGAGCTTCGGTAAATTTTAGACTTCCTACTTTTATTATTGCTACTACCAATACTCCTGAAAATTTGTTAAAATCTTTAGCGGATAGGCCGGGAAGATTTGATCAAATGTTTGAACTGGCAGGTCCGGATTCAGAAGAAAGAGTTAGACTAGCTGAACACATGTTCGGAACAAAATTAACAGAAGAACAAAAAGAAGCTTTAATGAGTAAGGATGCTGACGGACTTAGTATTGCTCATATTTCTGAAATAATTATTAGATCAGAACTTCATGATAAAACTTATTCACAAGTTATAAAAGAAATGAAAGAACATAAGAAAAAAATAGAAGTAGCCTTTCAAAAGGCCAAATCCAAGATGGGTCTTGGATAATAAAAAGGAGAAAATATGAGTACAGGAAGTAAAAGATTGTCAAATGTAAACGGTAAAGCTACACGGCTGGGTAAAAAATTAACCCAAGGCTCTGTGGATTTTATTGTTAGAAATGCTGGTAAAATGTCAGGAAGAAGTATTGCTAACATTTTGCACAGGCCTCTCAAAACAGTTCAAACTGTTGCAGCTCGTGCTGGAGTTAGTTTAAAGGTTAAATAATAAGTTCGGTGTCACATGCCTTGTTTGCGTCTTAATCGTAAATATTCTATAGAAAAAGTTGTGAGGGTGGCGAGCTATCGCTTAAAATAACATGATAAAAGCTAAAAAACACACTGGATGGAATTTTGGTATTGTTTATAATGTAGGACAAAAAGGAAGATATTTGTCCATAATGTTCTATAAAACAACCTGGATTTTTTCATTTTAAGGAAAGTATGTATATTTTATTATTATTACTAATACATAAAGGTAATCCTACTGTTTCAAATTTAAAATTTGAAAACCAGACAGCCTGTTTAAAAGCTTTGAATACAGCCCTTGAGTTTGAAAACAAGGACACAATAATTAAAGCCAGGTGTATCAAAAATGATTAGATTAGTCATGGCAACTTTGGGAATTTTAATGTGCATTAAAATAATGTCAGACCCCACTGACTCTCTTGCGTTTGGTGTAAGCGGATTGTTTATACCGATATTCTTTTTTTATGGCTGGATGGCGATAGAAAAGATACAAAAGGAAAAGGACAAATGACTTGTCCGTTTTGTACAACTCCCTGTGGAAATTTGTGGTGTCCCTATATTAAAAAAAATTAGTTTTAATATTATATTATTTAAAAAAATAAAATGTACACAAGATTACAATGAAAAAATGTAGTAAATGTAATGAAATTAAAAATTTATCTTTTTTTTATAAAAGTCCACGCTACTCAGGCGGATTAACGGCTATGTGCAAAATTTGTATTTTGGATAATAAGAAAAAATATGTATTAAATAATAAAGAAAAAAGAAAAGAATCTACTAAAAAATATTATGAAAAAAATAAAGAAAAAGAGAAATTATACAAAAAAAACAACAAAGAAAAAATAAAAGAACAAATGAAATTATATAGACTAAACAATAAAGAAAAATTTATATTAGCTAACAAAAAATATCGATCAAATAATAAAGAACAAATAAAAATATATAGACTAAACAATAAAGAAAAAATAAAAGAAAGCTGGAAAAAATACTATAAAACAAACGATAAAACTAAATTTAAAATAAAAATAAGAAATTACTTAAAAAGAGGTATTAAAAATAATAATTTTTATAAAAAAGATTATATTGAAAAAGTATTAGGGTGTAATTTAGAATATTTAAAAAAATATTTAGAAGATAATTTTCAAAAAATGTACGGTATACCCATAAATGAAGCTGAAGAAATTTTACATATAGATCATATTATCCCTTTATCAACGGCTAAAACAGAAGAAGATATTATAAAACTTAATCATTACACTAATTTACAATATCTTTATGCTTCTCATAATTTAGAAAAATCAGATAAACTGTGGTATCAACCTACCTTAAAAAATCTAAAAAGTTATGATATTATAGTGTAAAGGAGTAAAAAATGACCGTTAAAAAAGTAAAAAGTCCTAGTAAACTCTATTGTTCAAATCCTAATATATTAAGAAAAATAACCTCCGAGACAATGGACGAGATATCTAATATTGTAGGCTCTAGCTATGGCCCAGGGGGAAAGACCACTCTCATAGAAAGCGAATACCCGGGTATACCAAACAAAAATACCAAGGATGGTGTTACTATTTTTAAATCCTTAGGATCACAAGATCCGTACAAGCATTTAATTATTGAACAAACCAGAGATGCAGCCCAAAGAACCGCAAGTGAAGCCGGGGATGGAACTACGGCTACTACTATAATTTCTGCACATCTTGTAAAAACTTTATTCAAATATTGTGAAGAAAATCCAAAAGAATCCCCCCAAAGAGCTACCAGGATTCTTAACAAAATAGTTAAAAAAGAACTTATACCAGCTGTTAGAGAAGCTTCTATTCAAATCAACACAGATAATCAACATATTCTAGAAAAAGTGGCCAAAATTTCTGCAAACGGTGATGAAGAAATGGCAGAATCAGTCATAAAAGCCTTTAATATGGTAGGATTTGGAGAGTCTTCGCATGTTACAATACAAGAGCTTTCGGGGCCTGGTGGTTATGAAGTAGAGCTTATAGAAGGGTACCCAATGGCAATTGGGTTTGAAGAGTCTATCGGTAAATTCCATACAGCGTTTATAAATGATAAGGCCAATCAAAGATGCAAACTGGATAAACCTTTGTTTCTTCTTTATGACGGCATAGTCAATGATTTAGTAGGCTTCCTACCTCTCATTGATTCTTTGGGTAAAAAATATGTTCAAGATGGAGATTCTGATTATTGTAACCTCGTACTGGTTGCTCATGGGTTTTCAGAAAATGTTTTAACAACACTTGCATTTAACTTTTCAAACCCAACAACCCTAAACGTGGTTCCTATGGCTACCCCTATGACTAATCAAAAAAATTCTAGATTAGAATTTCTGTATGATTTGGCAGCTTTTACAGGGGCTAAAATTTTTGACATGAATAACCAAGTCTCCAAAGCTGGTTTGAAAGATCTCGGAGCTGGTATGGAATTATTTGAATTTTATAGATTCAGAGGTACAGTAGTTGGTCAACCAGATGAAATGGATATTTCTGATAGAGCTGAAGAATTAGAGCAACAACTTAAAAATGCAGCAAGTATTTCTGAAAGACTTGATCTAGAGGAACGTCTTGGTAAGCTTACAAATGGTATTGCAAAACTTAAGATATATGGAGCATCTAATGGTGAACTTAAGGAAAGGCACGATAGGTGCGAAGATGCTGTTTGTGCTGTAAGAAGCGCTATCAAACACGGAGCTTTGCCCGGTGGCTGTAGAATTCTGGTTAACTTGGCTTTAAAATTAAATTCAGAATACGAAGAAAATCACAGAGATTATAAATTAGTTCAAATTGTTTTAATAGAAAGTTTAATGGAACCTCTAAGAAAACTTTTAGACAATGCCGGATATAATTCTGAAGAAATTCAAAAAATAATCACAGATTATTTTTTAGACACGAAAAGTGTATATGACATAGAAAATATGGAATTTGGAGATCCAGAGGATTTGGGTATATTTGATGCTTCTCAAGCTGTTATTCAAGCACTAGAAAATAGTGTTTCTATTGCAAGTGTAATGGGTAATTTAGGTGGAATTGTTTGTTCTCCAAGAGATAATCAATTAGAATTACAAGCGTGGAAAGAAGAACAAGATTTCAAAAGAGCTGTAGATCACGCAGATGAATTTGCAAATGAAGCCAATGTAAGACCATAAAAAATGTCTGAAGAATTAGAAAAACTCAAAGCCGATCTTATCTTAAAACCCCTCAATTCTGCTCAGGAGTTGAGGGACTGGATGTATACGTATTTTGATATAAGATTTCCTATGGGTGTTGTTTATCCGACATCGACTCATGGACCTGTTGAAGCTGCCTGGCGTATTTATGAACTGATCAAAACAGGCGAAAGCAAAGATGTTCCTGAAATTGTTTTACTTTCTTCAAGAGATAGTTTTAAAACATTGATCGCCTCTGCGATTGAGGTATTATGTCTTGTTCATTTTAGATTTAGTATCGCACATGCTGCGGCAATTCTTTCTCAGTCTGAAAAAGCTGTACAGTATGCCAACTCATTTTTCAACAAAATACAGCCCTATTTAGAAAAAAATGGGTGGAAAAAAACATCAGACAGTAAAACCAAGATAGAATGGCGAACAAACGATGGAGACAATATCTATCTCCGGGTTCTGGTTATGACCCGGCAAGGAATGAATTCTGAACATTTGCCCATGCTTTTTATGGATGAAATTGATCTTATTCAAGATCCTAGAGCATTAGAAGAAGCAAAAATGGTTCCAAGTATATATAAAAAATATTTTCCTTTAACAATAGCTTTGTCTACCCGTAAATACGCTGGTGGATTAATGGAAAAAAAGGTCCGTGAAGCAGAAAGATCGGGCGGAGAAGTGTTGCGTTGGAATATTATAGATATTACCGAAAGAATTACAAAAACAGAAGCCAGGGTAAGTGAGCCAAAAGTCATCCGATATATCTCTAGAGAACTTCCTTTAAAAAACATTTCTCCAGAAGAATTTGATACATTAAATGAAAAAGAACAACAAAAGTTTGAAAAGTTTGAGGCTTATGCTGGTATAGCTGATCATCCGTTATTATCTGTTATGAGAAACTATCTAGTGGATAGACCTCAAACAGATGTTGGTGATTTATACAAACCGGTTATTGCTGTAAGAAATAACTTTAAACAAACCTCTCCAGAAATGGGTGAGGCGCAGCTTTTGTGTAACAAACCAAGCTCCTCTGGACTTGTCTATCCTAGATTTAGTACAATTGACAATTTGATTAGTATTGATGCCGCTTATGAATATTTATCAGGAGAAAAAGAATCAGGAAGAAGCTTGACAGAACTCATAAGTTACATGCATAATCTAGGTATAGAGTTCTACGGAGCAGCTGACTGGGGTAATACTGATGAAACATCTTTGGGAATATTTGCAAAACTGGCAGGCGGAATGACTTGGTTTATAGACTTACTTTCAGCTCCTGATATGGAAATACCTGAAATTATAGAAAAAATTAAAGATTTTACAGAAATGTATAAAGTAAAAAGATGGTTTTGTGATTCTAACTATCCAGCTTATATAAAAATGTTAAAAAGAACTGATACTATATATGGTAAGATTCCTGCTGTGGGGGTTAAAAAAGGGGTTGAATCTGTAATAGATGGGATTACCTGTGTACAATCAAGGATTGTAGATGCTAATAATAGTAGACATTTTAAAGTTCTGAAGCATCAAAGTACCGAAAGAGTTTTTGATTCTTTTGAAACATATAAATGGAAACTAGACGGTAAAGGAAATCCTATAGATGGCAAGCCAGAACACGGAAAAGATGGCGTAGCTGATATTATGGATATGATACGATATTATTTTTTTAGTATGTTTGGAAAAGGTAAATCTGTAATGTTTTCTTATGATCTGGAAAATATATACCAAAATCCAACCAATTTAAAAAATAAAATAACAGAACTGACTGGAAAACCTTCTTCTGGAGTTAAAAAATCTGGAAAAAATAAAGGGCTAGTGTGGGATATATAATTTTATTAACAAAAATAAAAAATCTGATAAGGATCATTTATGTCTAAAATGAACTTATTGGTAGATTTAAAAGGATACGAAGGGAATAACGCAAATACTTCCAGGACTGTTTTTAATAAAAACCTACAGCACGTAGGTATTAATATTGACAGGGAAATAACCCAAGAAATAGAAATACCACCAAATACTGTAAGACTTTTGTTTTCAGCTTCGGAAGATTCCGGATCGCTCCCGTCTATAGGTCCTACTTTTGAGCATGAATCTATTCAATTAACTACTAGTCAAAGTTTAACATATATTGAAATAGACAAAAAAATTATATTAGATAGTTTAATTTTATCAAACGGGAAAGCATTAGGATTTAGAAATGTAGATTATCAGCTGTCAATTGTTGGGAACAAAACAAGAATTACTTGGATTAATTCCTGGGCTTCTGAAGGAATAGAAGCTGTTGAAGAAGATGAAACCATATTTTTATGGTACTCTTATTACACAACAGAACAACCACCAACAGAACCTCCTCCCCCTCTACCTGAGTCTGGATTGTTTAAGTTTTTTTATATAGAAGCTAACAAAGAATGTGAAGTTGTTATAAATCAAACAATAAGAAACACAGTCAAGCCTATGGTAGTAAATAATACTTCTAAAAAAGGTGTATTTTTAACAAGCACTGATATTAACGATGTTTATGTTGTAAATAACAATTCTACAAGTTTAATTATATATTACATAACAGCAAAATAGGTAATTTATGTCTGACGATAACAAAAAAGATTTAAATAAATCAGAAAATATATTAAAAAATACGGAAAATTCCGGTAAAAAAACTATATTTGCAATGGCAAACGAGATAAATTCTGAATTAATGAAATCATATTCGGAGGGAGCTGAGTCAGATATAGATAAAAGTTTGGGAGATTTAATAGGAAGCGCCTCAGGATCTTCAAAAAGTGTTAACCGAACCACTAAACCTAGAATGGCTTTTACAGAAGATCCTGTAAGAAAAGATAACTTTTTTGGGTTATTTAAAAATAAAAAAAGATTACTACCTGACTGGACTATCAAAAGAATAAGACAAGAAGACCATCTAGTTGCTTCTATTTTACGTGCAAGAGGCAATACAATGTCTATGTTTGCTCGTTTAAGAAAGGACAGATTTGATATTGGAATTGAAGGAAATATAAAAAAAGAATACGAAGAAATAATATCCCCAGAGCAAAGAATAAAAATTCAAGAAAGAATTTCTAAAGCTTTAAATTTATTAATGAATTGTGGAAGTAATGACGGGGTAGCGAACGAAGATAGAATGCTTTTATCTGAATACTTTTATACCTCTTCTATAAACGGACTATCCTTTGGAAGATTTGCAACCGAAGTAATTTTTCAAGAAGATGAAATGGGAAATAAAATTTTTCACAGGTTTAGACCGGTAGATGCTGGTACGGTCTATAGGGCTGTTCAAAAAGGCGAATATGCCGACAGCATAAGACAAGCCTCTGTAAGAATGCTAGAAGATATGCAGGATTCTAAAATTGATAAAAGTTCGGTGCTGGCTGGCCGATATTCTTGGATACAGGTGGTTGATAATATACCTAGACAGGCATTTACACAAGAAGAAATGCTTGTATGTAATCTATTCCCATCTACAGATATAGAGCATAACGGATATCCTGTAACACCTCTTGATACCATAATGCAAACAGTTACTACTCACATTTCTATTGAAACTTATAACAGACTTTATTTTGCTAACGGAAGAGCTACTAAAGGTATTCTTGTAATTAAATCTGATGAAATTGATCAGGCAACAATTGAAGGAATTAAACAACAATTTAACGCCTCTATTAATAGTGTAGGAAATTCTTTTAGAACACCTATTTTTGGAGTTAGTTCGGAAGACGATGTTCAATGGGTTCCTATGAATATGCAAAAAAAGGATGGAGAATTTCAGTTTTTGTATGATGCAGTGTCTAGAAATATTCTGTCTGCTTTTGGGATGTCTCCGGATGAATTACCAGGATATGGACATCTTTCAAAAGGAACAAACCAACAATCTTTATCTGAAGCAAGTAATGAATACAAGCTCACGGCAGCTCGTGATACAGGAATTAGACCTCTAATTTTAAAGTTTCAAGATTTTATTAATGAAAAACTTTTTCCATTAATTGATCCTGAACTTTCTCAAATATGTACAATTACATTATCGGGTTTAGATGCAGATACTAGACAAAACGAAGCCTTAAGACTTCAACAAGACATGCCCATCCATATGAGTATGGACGAAGTTTTGGGTTATGTAGATAAAAAACCTATGGGTGTCCATTTAGGTGGAAACATAAATTTTAACGAAAGATTTCAAATAATAACTGATAAGTATTTAGAAACTTCTAATTTCATGGGTCATACAATAGATCCAGCTTATTTGATAGATCCAATGCTTAAATATAGAAGGGATGCTTTTTGGTTTCAGCAAATATCTATTTTAATGCAATCAAATCCTGCCGCAATTCAGGCTTACTTTGCATACAGGCCTGATCATATTGAGTTATTAAAAATGATAGAAAAAGATATGCTAGAAGAAGATGATGAATAGGAGAATATATGAGCAATAAAAAAACAGACTGGAAATCAAAATATTACGAACTAAGGTCTAGGCACATAAATGCTATAGATGTAAGCTTTAGGCTTGGGTTTCAAGAAGGTGTAAAGGCTTCTGAATTACAAAACATGCAAATGCAAATGCAACAAGCACAACAAGCCGCAGCTGCGGGTATGTCCGGTGGAGGAGAAATGCCACCAGAGACTATGGGAGGCGCTCCAGAGACTGGAGGAGAAATGCCACCAGAAGCTATGGGAGGAGAAATGCCACCAGAAGCTATGGGAGGCGCTCCAGAAGGAGAGGGGGATGAAGAAGAAATGGCTGAAGAAGAGCCAGAGGGGGACGAGCTAGACTCTAGTATTTCAGAATTAGAAAGTCTTGTTACTAAAAAAGAAAAAATAGATTTTTCCAAAATGTTAAAATCTTTACATAAATCAGGTGCTAATAAAAAAAATAATTCTGAATTATCAGAAAAACACAAAGTAGTTGATGACATTATTAAAAAGTGGGATGAAAAAAAGTAAATTAAATGAATAATTTTAAATTAATTTTAATATTAATTACTGTAACAATTTTTTTGTTTTTTAAAGAACAAAAAAATATAGCATGTAATAATTCAAATTCAATTGCGGAAAAAATTAATTTTGCAAATAAGAATTGTTTAAAAAAATAAACTATTCTACAATTAATTCAAAATGAGGTAGGTCGTGAAATTTTTGATCTTTAGTATCAAAATCTCCATCCCAGTCTGCTCCCATTCTTATTTTTATTCCCATAGAGCAAGCCAGTCCTTTTATAAATCCTGCAAATAAATAATTTTTTTGCCAATTTTCCCATTCTATGGGTGTAGGCATAGCATCTACCGCATAACTAAATCCATCTGAATGCTTTAAATGCTTGGAGTCTAATATTTTTGATTTTCCCGTTTCAACAAGTTCTTCTTGACGCTCTTTGGTTCTTACGCCCTCTATAATGGTTATATCTACGTGTTTGATCGCTTCTTTAAACAATCTTTGTAAATCAGGGTGGCAAGTATTTAGTTTTTCTAAAGATTTGGCGCTGTATTTGTAAGACATAAATTCCTCGTTTATGATATTATATATGTGTATATGATAAAGATTAATATAGAAAACCCGACAACTTGTTTCCTAGAAAACCCCTCTTCTGAAGAGGTTTCTAAACTTATGAGCTATTTAACATATAGTGACACATCTGCAGCTTTTGCTTTAAAAAACCTTAAACAAAACAGATGGTTGCAAGCAAATAAACCTGAAACATTTAAAATTAGAAAAGAAGAACTAGAAAAAAAATTAAAAACTTGCATGTTACAGTTTTCTTCTACAAAGGGCAAGTACTGGTTTTATCCAGGCTCTATACCCTATCTTAAAAATGTATTTAATTTTAATATTAAAAATAATATCAATTATCCTGAAGGAAGGAAAATGGCATGGAAAAAACCTTTGCCGTTTGATTTGTATCCTTATCAAAAAGAATCCATACAAAAATTATTAGAAATTAAACATGGATGCGTTGAACTTTGTACCGGAGCTGGTAAAACAGCTATAATACTCACATTAGCCAGAGAGCTGGGACTAAAAACGGTCATAGTCACGCCAAGTAAATCTATTTTTTTAGAGATTTTAGAAAAATTTGAGCATCATTTGGGCAAAACAAATGTAGGAGCTTATGGCGATGGTAAGAAAAAACTGGGTAAAATTCTTACAGTTTGTGTATCTAAATCTTTGACCATGTTAAAACCTGGTACTGACGAATATAATTTTTTTGCTGCAGCAGATGTTGTTATAGGTGATGAATCTCATACTCTTGCAGCAGAAACTCTAGAATCAGTTTTTCATGGTGTACTTAAAAATGTACCGTATAGATTCTTCCTATCAGGAACCCAGGTAAGGGGGGATGGTAAAGACGAGCTTTTGGAATCAATCATTGGTGAAAAGGTGTTTTCCTTGACCACTAAAGAAGCGATTGAAGGAAATTATATTTGTCCTGTAAAGTTTTTAATATTTGAAACAATTAGTAAAGACACAAAAAAATATAAAGATCCCTTAAAAGCAAAGCGTAATCAATTTTTGTATAATTCAAACATAGCAGATATTGCAGCAAAAATTGCAAATTCTGCATGGAACCAGGCGCAGGAGTCCACTCTTATATTGGTAGAAGAATTAGAACAAATAAAAATGTTAAAAGAAAGATTAAAAGTTCCATTTGATTACGTACATTCAGCTGCAAAAGCGGATGCCTCAAGTTTTGGTTTAGAAACTAGAAAAGTAGATGAAATGGTGCAAGCGTTTAATGAAGGGAAAATAAAAGTATTAATAGGTACTAGCTGTATTGCCACCGGCACCAATATATACCCTACTCACAACACTATAAACTGGGTAGGAGGGTCTTCTGAAGTAAAAACAAAACAGGGAGCTGTTGGCAGAAGTGTTAGGCTTTTAGAAAAAAGTGATTATAAAGATTTTCATAAATCTAAACCGTATTCTAAAATTTATGATTTTAAAATATCAAATATTCCTTTAATGGAAAGCCATTTACAAAAAAGAATTTTTATGTACAAAGAAACATCTGACAATATTAGATATATAAAAATATGAAAAACAAAAGCAAAAAAATTAACGATCCAGTTTTTTATAATTTAGCAAATGATGTTGCTAAAATTTTAAGCAAGAATAATAACGGTAAAAAGTTAAATAAAAAAGATTTTACAAAAAAACAAAAAGCTCAAGTAGAGCGAATGATGGAGTTAGAAGAGATTTTTAAAAAAGTTATAAACTCTTATAAACAAAGTGATAAGATTTATTATAAATTTTTAATGCATATAAAAATAGAAAAAGGCAACATATTGATGGCAAGACCTTTTTTTAGAGAAAATTCCAAGACATTCGGAAAAGACATATCTCCAGCTTTTAAAGAAGATGATATTCAAAAAATAAAACAATTTCATATAAATTATAAATTTATCCTGTTTGTAATAGAGAATTGGAAAGGAAACATTCCAACAAAAGCCATGGACGCTTGGGAAGAACATCAAGAAGTTAGAAGACAGATTATAGAAAACAGCATGCCTATGGCTATAAATGAAGCAATGAAGTTTTATAAAGCTGTACCTAAAAATCACACCACGCTAATGGATATAATTAACGCCTCGGTAGCGGGTTTGTGCATAGGGGTTGACAAATGGGTGGGTCCTTTTAAAACCGTTTTTAGGAGCGTATGCTTGAGTAGAATGAAAAGCAACATTATGGACATATATAACCAAACATTTCTTCACTATTACCCTTCAGATAAAAAAATTATTTATAAATCCAATCTGTTAAAAAGTCGTGAAAAAATAAAAGATCAAAAAAAATTATTAGATGCTGTTAATAATTATCTTGAAGAAAATAATGATAAAAGAGTTTTAGAAAACCATGAACTACAAAATTTATTAAACGGATCAAGCTTGGAAAGTATAGAAGTTAGCGCTACCGAAGAAGGGTTTTCTATTTATGATACCTATATTGATGAAAATAATGACACAGAAAAAAATATAGAAAAATTAGATATTTTAAAACAAGCTTTGGTAAATTGTGAAAATTTACTGATAATAGAAAGAAAGATAATCAGACTTAAAGGAGTGGATTTGTGAAAACATCTATTAATGGAAATTTAATTCTAAAGCCTTATAATAAAACTAAAGAGTTACGTGCTACGGAGGTAGCTTCGGGTTTTGTAATGACCGCCAACAAGATCGGTCTAGAATCTTTAGAACTTCTTGTTGATGCAATAATTAATATAAATAGTAATAAAATTATTAATTTGCCTAAGGGTACTAAGGTTTATTTTAAAGAAGAAACACTACATAATCAAAAATGGCCTAGACAAATATTTGAATCCGAAGAATTTCCTGAAGGGTTTGTTGTTGGAAGTTTTGTTGATGTTCTGTTTTTTGGTGAGGAATAAAAATAATGACAAACAAAAACCAATACGGTTGTATTTATATAATAAAAAATAAAAGTAATGACAAGGCATATGTTGGTAAAACTACTCAAAAAATAGAAGATAGATTTTATCAACATATAAAAAAAGCCCTTTCAAGTAAAGATAATAATAAATTTTACAATGCCATTAGAAAATATGGACCGGACAATTTTTTTATTGAAATAGTACAATATTGCTTGGATGAAGATTCTTTAAATATAACAGAAAAAGAAATAATTAAAAATTTAGACTCATTTAACAATGGATACAATTCTACCGAGGGTGGCGATGGTGGAATAAATATTTATTCAATAGAGAAATGTAGCATTCCTGTAGTTTGCTTAAACACGGGTAAAAAATATAAAAATGCCAGAGAAGTGGAGCAAGATATTGGAATCCCTTATAAAGCCGTAAGTCAAGTTTGTAGAGGGGAAAAAAGAATGTATAAAGGTTATGTTTTTGACTATGATACTATGGATCATGACTACATTCTTGATTTTCAAATTAAAAGAAGTAAATTAAAAAAACAAAATAAAAATAATAGAATTATAAATTTAGAAACTAAAAAAGAATACTCCAATTTTTTAGAAGCCTCCAAAAATGAGAATGTTTCTGATGGAACAATACGCAATCATTGTTTTAATCTTGTTAAAAATCCCAAGTATAAATTTTATAATATGAAAAAAGTTCTCTATGTAGGGGATTACCATTGTCAAATAGCCAATCTTAAAGATTGTCAAAAATTGATGATTTTTATATCCGAAATTATTGAAAACAATGATATAGATGCTGTTGTTTTTTTAGGAGATCAGTTTCATACTCATGCTGTAATAAGGTTAGAAGTTCAGGATTTTTGGTATAATAGTTTAAAAATGTTAAACATACTATGCCCAACTTATCTTTTAATCGGAAATCATGACATGAAAGGAGACAATGAATCAAAGGCTAGTGATATTAATTCTATGATTGCCTTTAATACGAGCAATATTCTTTTGGAAAATATCAATATAATTGACAAACCCACGAATATTGAAGGTATTGGAATGTTGCCTTATTATAAAAATCATGATGACTTTTTAAAAGCAGCTGAGGATTTGTACAACCAAGGTGCTACGGGATTGCTAATAGCTCATCAAACCTTTACAGGTGCTCAATATGAGAATGGTTTTTTTAGCGAAGAAAGCATAGATCCTGCTTTGATTCCTCAAAAACAAATAGTTAGCGGTCATATTCACAAAAGTCAACACGTAGGCAAATGTTTTTATCCAGGGACTCCTAAATGGGATACAATGGCAGATGTAAACCAAGAGAAAGGAATTTGGATATTTACCCACAACGAATCGGGCGAATATATTGAAAAAGAATTTATTTCTACCGCAGAAATAGTGACACCTATTG